ATTTGAAATTTTAAATGTTCATTTATTGCTTCGTTATCTAGAGATTCTGCAGCCGCCTCTATAGCTTTAGCAAATTTAGTAGCGAGTAATTTATAGTTATCTGTGTACGGAATATAAATGGGAAACTCTGCACCTGTTTCAAACAATGCACCAAGATCTGTTGTAATACAATACAAACCGGCTGCCATACATTCTAATAAAGATATACAAGATGTTTCTTCAAATGTGCTTGGGTATGCATACATTCTATAGTTCTTTAAATTCTCTCTAATATAGTGATTTGGTTTATACCCAATGTAATTTACATTTGGTATTGTTTCTGCTTGCTCATACAAAGTTTGATAGTATCTATCATTTTGTTCGTAAAAATCTTTTCCGTATACCTCTGTAGATGAATATACATCTAATGTAATCCATGGATTCTTTACTAACTGCATTGCACCTAATAAAACATTAAGTCCTCTCCATGGTGTGTTTTGATGTATAATTCTAATTGCTTTTCCTTTTTGATATGTTGTTTGTACAGGTTCTATTTTTTCTATACCATTTTTTATGACAACACATCTTTCAGTTGGTAGTTTAAAATACGTTCTATATTTTTCATACGTCCAGTGACTGTTAAATACATACCAGTCATATTTATTGTGGTTAGATTGATCTTGAAACCATGGTGCAAGATTTGGTTGATCATAAGAATTTTTTTGCCAAAGTATGTTTACTTTAGTTGGATGTAACGGAGTCTTCTCTGGTATTGATGTACATATCTCTACTTGATTTAATATTTCAGGATCTACGTGTTTACGTAAAAATTCAAATTGTAATTCTGTTCCACCTTTAGGTGTTCTATTTCTTAATAACATAACTTACCGATGTTCTCCAATATGGTATAGATTTTATTTCTTGTGATCTATGAAGCTTGTAAGAGTCAAACAAGACAAAATCTCCTGGTTTATATTTTATAATATTACCCTCTACGTTTAATTCTCCACCCCATTCTTCTGCCCATTGTGGTGTAAGAAATCCAACAATACTATAATAATTTTCTGACATATCAGAATGAAATTCTGTGTAGTGATTATTATTTTGAGCATTCAAAGATATTCTCATTATATTTCTTTTTAATAAAAAATTATGTTGTTCATGTAATTTTTGATTTATTCTGTCAAATAAACAATTAAAATAACCTAGCCAATAAGGATGGTTAAAAATAGTTTCACCACCTTCGACTAGTTTAATTCCTGGAAATGTACCTCCAAGTGCTTTTTCAGAATTTCTAGTAAGATGCCAAATGTTTTGACTTATAAGACCATCATACAAACTAAAACAATCTTCTAAAGATAAAACATTATTTATTATTTTTATCATTTTTCTGATTCATTACTTTCTGAAATACTTGAAGACCTTTATTAGTAACTTGCACGGTTACGTCTTGAACAATATTATCTCCCTCTTTCTTATCTTTAAATGTTTCACCTGTCATAGTATTACGCCAAGTGACTATTGTTGTGCACTCTATTTTTGGTAACTTATCTTTATCCATTCTCTTGCGATCTATCTATTAGAGCATAACTTATCAGGCCTTGTATTGTATTACTGCCTGTAGCTGCTTGCACAGTTATAGCATCTCCTGCTTCTAAATTCAAGCCTTGAGGTGTGGCATTTACTTGCGATTTAGCTTCTACGTCATCTCTAAAAAATTCATATTCTGTACTTGAATCAGATGAGTCAACAAAATTCATGTTTACTAAAACAGCTGATGATCCATCATTGTTTGCACAATAAATACTTTTAACTATAGCTGTTCCATCACTAGGACATGTAAACACTGTAGTCTTACCTGTACCTGATTGTTTAAAACCTTGGTTCTTATATCTTATTGTCATGATAAAAAGTAATTAAAAGCTTCTTGTTCGTTTTTTAATTCTTGTTGAAAAGAAAAATTTAATTCGTTTTTAATTGTATCAACTGCACGAAGAATCTGTCTTTGGTTTTCGACATCATATTCCTCTTTTGGTTCAGGTATGTATGAAGTTATTCTAGCCATTATTCTGTATCATCCGAATAAGGATCTTCATAGTTTCCTGTTGAACGATCAAATCCCCCTTCGTATCCAGCGTTATCTTTTATGCTTTGAATCATACTACCAGTGTCGACGTCACCCATATCAAATTGATTCATAAGGTTTTGTAAATTCTTTTCACTATAATTCTTATCAGCTGCAGCTCTTTGCAACATATTAGAAATTCTATTTGATCTTCTTCTCATCTCCCTCATTGGCTCTGAGTAGAATCCACCTAAAGCATTCATTTGATTTAGTTGAGCTGGTGTATATCCAAAAACACCTGCTCCTGCAGGTCTGTACATAGGTGAATCTCTAAAGTTCAAAGTATTTCCTAACATAGCTAAAATAGATCTATCACCTCCAGGTAAAAAATCTCTTAAACTTGCTAATCCACGTAATAGTCTGTTATCCTCACTTCCTAAATATTCTACTTGTTCCTCATCATCTTCATTAGCTACACCTAAAGAAGTATCAAAACCTAATGATTGCGGAGATCCTGGATTTTGAATTGTTGGAATATTACTTGCTAAATCAGGTGTACTAAGGGTAGATCCAAAATCAATTTGTGGACCAGTAAGTTCTCTAAAATCTTGCCGTGGAACAACTCCACCTATCGCATTCATTCTAAAAAAAGGAGAAACATTAGATGGTAATAAACTAGCTACACCTTGATCTTCTTCAAACTGTTGATTAAGTAATCGTTGTAAATTTTCTTCAGTTAAAAATTGTGCAATTGACATTATCTTCTACCATCTGGTTGTGCATCAAGTCTTAGAGTTCCATATCTCCAAGTTTCACCTGTGCCATCGTTTTCTATTTTCAGTGCTACGAGTCTTCCTCTTGCACGTGTGTCTACTTTATCAGTTGTAGATGTAATTGTAAAGGGACCTAATGGTGAGCTAGATGCTGTGTTGTTTGGATAATCGTTTAGTAATAATGTGATTTTAGTATTACCTGTTTGTACAGCAAAATCAGGTATAAATCTTTTAACAGACATAAAGAACTCGCCATCTCCTCTATAGTTTACCATTCCTGTAGCCTGACCCAGGGCGCTTTTACTAGATGTAATATCGTAGTCACCAGATTTGATAAATGCTGCGATCGCAGTTGTGCCTGAACTATTTACTTGATCAGTTCCTACTTCATGAGCATAGTAAGTTGATGCTCCAAATCTATTTGTAATACCTTGAATGTCAGGAAATACTGGTGTTGCAGTTTTATTATATTCAGTTGCATATGGCACATCGAATACACCTGTATCTACATAACTTGTTCTTGCTAATGATCCTGTAGTCCAAACTTGTTCTCCATAATTATATGTAACAACTCTATCTATTTGCTCTGATCCTGATTTTGGATAGAACCAGTTTACTTCATTAAATAATGTATTATGTTCTGCATAGACAATATCAGTTGCATTAAAATTAATTCCTAAATTATCTGCATCAGTGCTGAATACAAAGTCTTCTACCAAACAAGGTAATGATTTAACTGTACCATCAAATGCAAAAAATCCACCTTCACCTGACATCCAGAATACAATACCATCAGAATAACTTAAAGCATTCTGACCAATCAATCCACAGTTTGTACCAACTTGTTTTACAGAAAAAGTAAATGGTGGACCAACAAATTGAATTACATAGGCAGAGCTATCTGTTAAAACTAAAGTATAATCTTTACCGGATACAGCACCTACAATTTTATTACCTTTATCTAATCTAAAACTACCTGCAGTGTTGGTGGCTGTCGGTGTATATGTATTTAAATCTTCTTGATTTGAAAATCTTATAAACAATGGATCAACAGTTGTAGAATCACCAATAGTTGTTTCAGTTCCAAAATGAAACAAATGCCTATCTCTGTCTGACACTTGTGTTAATCTAGATGACGTAGGATTGTTTGACGTAGAAAAATTTGTAGTTGTTGTTGACGCCCTAATTGACCGCGCGTTTGATGCACCTGCATTCCACGTAAATGTTTTACCACCGGTGATAGTTGCAACTAATACTTCTCCAAAATTATCAAGACTCCAGAGGCCTGGTTCTAGAATTACGTCACTAGTTGTTCTTTCAGTTCCCCACGTCGATGTGCTCCAAGTGTCTGTGCCCCAACCATAACCAGCTGTTTGAAATGTAGGACCAACTGATTCATAAGGATTAACTGTTGCAGAACCTGCAGTTGACATTCCTGATCCGGATTCTACTGACGCCATTGTAATTGTAAAACTGTTTGTGCTAGCTGTTACAACTTCATAAGGTGTGCCTGTGAAATCAGCTGTTGCATATCCTGTAGCACCACCTCCAGGTAGTGACACAGAAGTAAATGTAAAATATCTTCCAGCTGTCAAACCATGAGAAGTTTTATTAACTGTGACAGTTGCCGATCCAGTTGTAGATGTAAATGTAAATCCGGTGATAGCTGCAGCTAATGGAGAAATATCATAGAAGTCATTTCCATAGTATAAAAACAAACCTTGTGATGTTCCTATCGCTGCATATTTTTCACCTGCAATACTTGTCCAGCTGTGCTGAGCACGTGCTGCACCAGGTAAGGTTAAGCTAGCTGCAGTAAGTTGATTCCAACCACCTATCTTTTCTGGTAATCCATATCTAAATCTAACAAAATCACCATCTACCCATTGAGACTCAGCTCCTGAGTCTGTAATCATCTTGTTAAAACCAGGCTTGAAATTTAATTTTTGTAGCATATAGTGCTTTATATATTAGTTTTTTACAGATTGAAAGTCGCAAAATGATTAGTTTTATACATAAAAATAACAAACTAAATGAAGTTAAAAATAATTTATTAATTACTTATCCTAGAACAGTAAAGATAATTCATGGAAATTATCCATATCCTCATGTGGTGCATAATTTTATATTAGACATAAAAAACAATTTAGATTCTACCATGGAAAATTATACTAATGTAAAAGGAAAAATGACTAGTTGGACTCATTTTTTAGATAATGATAATTTTAAAGGTCTTTTAGCTTATTTAATAAATCAACATCAAAATTCTAATTCAGATATGTTTAAATATTTTTTAGAAAAATATACAATCTCAGACGCTTGGGGAAATGAAATAAAAAAAGGAGATAGTTTAGATTACCATATGCATCCTTGTTGGCATGGAATACTTTATTTAACAGAAGGTTGTGATTTAATGTTACCAGAATTAAATATTAAAATAACACCTAAATCTGGAGATTATTATATATTTCCTCCTGAAATATTACATGGTTTTAATAAATCTGAAAAAGAAGAGGATAGGTATAGTTTAATATTTAATATTATTCAGAAAAAAGAAAGGTTTGATTTTGACAAAAAATACGAACAAAAAAACAGTAAATATAGATAATTTTATTGGCGTCTATGATAATTACATTACCAAAGAAGAATGTAACAAAGCTATTAAATTATTTGAAAATGAAAACAAATTTAATAATACCGTTAATAGAATAATATTTGAAAAAGCATCTATAATTAAAAAACAAGACCAACAATTTTTTGCTAACTCTGAAAACATAGATGTTTGGTGGAAAGATTTAGAGCCTTTAATTATTAATTATAATTTAGCTTTTAATCACTACCTTGAACAAACAGGTGGAAGTGATGCATATGATGGAGGTCCATTTCATTTTACTTGTTTAAAAATTCAAAAAACTTTACCCACTGAAGGATATCATACTTGGCATATAGAACATGGAAAAGATATTATGCAGTCAAGAACTTTTGTTTTTAGTGTATATTTAAATGATGTTGAAGAAGGTGGTGAAACAGAATTTTTACATTTTTCTAAAAGAGTTAAACCTAAGCAAGGTAGAATAGTTATATGGCCTGCTGCTTTTCCATATTTACATAGAGGAAATCCACCTTTGTCGGGTAAAAAATATATACTTACATCTTGGATGATTTTAAAATGATAAGAATTATAGATGATTTTTTTGAAGATAAAGATTTAAGAACAATTCAAAATTTTGCTTTAACAAAAGCTTTCTACACTCCTAGATTTTTAAGTAACTCACCCGAAAAAACAGATAAGTATAGTTATGGCAGTAGATGGCCACTCAACAATGACATTAAATTATTAAAAATGTTTACAGAACAAACAGAATTAAAATTTAAAATAAAAATTAAAGAACTACATGTTGATTCAGGTATTGATCAAAGAAAATTAACTATTTTTAAACCGCACATAGATGAGGGCAGTGTTTTAAATATGTTAGTAATGCTTAGTGGCCCAACTGCAGTAACAAATGGCACGGTATTTTATACTGATGGTAACTTAGATATTCATGTAGGTTTTAAAGAAAATAGAGCTATTTTATTTCCCTCTTATAAATTTCATTCTCCACATGCTAATGAAGAATCTAATATCACCAGATATAGTGCTACTTTATTTATAAATGATTATGAAGAATAAGATGTTGGTCTTGCACCTAATCTAGTAATTTTTTCAGATTCAGTTTCGCCATCAACATTATCGTTGTCCCAATTAGATTGTAATTGAGCTAAATGCGCCGCATCCCATCTAGTAACAAATTGTTGAATATCAACTCCTTCATCAGATAAAGAATTATGTGGAGTTCCATCTCTGTGTTCTACTTCATCAGAAGAATTATCAGTGCCTGATTGAATAGCCCAAATATTTTGAAATGCATTATTTGACCAAAAAGTATTATCATCAATTATGTATCCAATGCCTTGATCAGCACCTTCTGCATAATTTTTAATAACCATTCTGTCATCAAATACTACCGTCCATTGCGCGTTTGTTGCCATAATTTCTCCTACGTCTTAATAATATAAATTAATGTTAAATATGGTTGAACAACTGAAGTTGCACTGCCTGTAAAGGTAGCACTCATGTTGTGAGAGTGTCCTTGTCCAGAACCTGTTGATCCTGTAGTTGCACCCGTAAAGTTAAAATTTTGAGGTCCGTCAGTTCTAAAACCAGATTGAGTAGCTCCACCTGAGTGACTGTGCGATGCAAGTTGCCCTGTAGATAAAGTTGCGTTAGCTGTCGAACCACCAACAGTTCCTGAAGCTGCAACTGTATTTGCTCCACCAGTTGATGCTAAAGCCTTAGTTCCAGATTTACCTATTGCAACGTTATCTTGTAAATCAGGTAATCCAAAAGTAGATGAACCATCTCCAGATCCATAAGTTGTACCTACAATAGCAAATAATGCGGAGTAAGTTGATCTTGAAACGTTTGCTCCATTACACTCTAAGAAACCTGTTGGAACTGAAGAAGAAGACCACGGCACAATAGTTGCCGTAGGAATTCCTTCAATACCTGTAAGATTTGCTCCGTCAAAATCGTATCTTGTTGCTTCGTAATTAGCCATATTCTATTTCTCCTTGTAAGTCCATCCTGTTGTAGCATCTCCTGAAAAAACTAAACAGAAAGCTGCACCTTGTGTATTAACTACTAGATCTGATGCTGCATTAGCTATATTAGAAGAATTTCTACCGATAGTCAATGCGTTGGTATTAAAATCATAACCTTGGTCTACAAATGAAACCTCATCTCCTGTAGCAGGTGAGGCTGGTAGCGTAACTGTAAATGCTCCACCATTTGTATTACATAAAAGTTGAGCGCCAGCTTGAACTGTTTCAGCAGCTGTTATTGCTCTCCAGTTTCTTTGTTCAGACAGTTTTACAATGTTTGTTCCATCAGAATATAATACATAATTATTTCCTTCACATAAAAGAACACCTGTTCCTCCTGCTGTTTTAAAAGTTAAAGTATTTCCTGCATGATCACATGCATTTTGAACATGATAAACTTTTTCAATTGAATCTGGGATAGATACTGTTCTGTTTGCTGCTAAAGTTCCTGTTAATTTAATAACATCGTTTTTACCATTTGATAATGCACCATTAGTAAATGTTAAAGATCTGTTAGCGTTAGTTAAGTTAAAAGTTGTAAAACCACCGATTGC